AAAAGATAATGTTTAAAGCAATTAAATACATTCCAAAAATTTCGACCTTGGACTACATTTTCGTACTTGACCCAAGCGCTAAAAGTAACTTTTTGATACAACCTTGAGCTGAAATCTGGTTCAATGTTGAACATTAAAGTAGAGTTGTTCTCTAGCCTATAGCATTCTTTTTGACCTGTGACGTGGTTTTCAGGTAATTTTTCAATTACAGCTCCAACCATCTTGGATTTTATCCATAGATTCCGGCCTCCCACCTTCATTTTTGAAAATTCTTCTCGCAATTTCCCAGCTTCAGCCACGACAAGAGTCTTATCTGCTTTATCCTTGGTTGCGTTCAGGATTTCCTGACGAATAGAGCCAGCTCGCACCTCAAATTCAGCCTGACTCAACTTCTGATTTAGTTTGTTCTGCGTGTCTGTCTCAAGACTCTTCACAGATTGCCTAATATTCTCAGCAGTCACGTTGAGTGCGCTGATATCTACTTTGGTTCTAAGCCCTTCAGTCAAGCTTCTTACACCAGCGTCGAGCGAGTTGGCTCGTTGTTTAAAGGTCGATTCAACTGTTGAAATCTGACCTTCTATATCTTCAGGAGCTTCTGAATAAGAAGTATCTACATCGCTTATTTCAAACTTCGGCATCCAAATCCAAATGGTTCCTTCCTGGTTGAAATTGAACAACCATTCATTTGTGGTCTGCTTGGATTCGTTTGTCCAACCTTTTGGAATATGGACAACATATCGCTTAATTTCTGTCGACAATGTCACATTTCCAGTTTTATATCCGATATTCCCTAATCGAGATCTTAGCATTATTCCATTTTTATTTGCCTTAGCATAAAAACTAATGGTTACATCTTGATTAGTCGTACTTCCGGGAATTACTTTCCCGAATTGACCCAGAGCTGGATAAGTAACCTTGGGATTACCTCCATCACGGCCAGATGGATTCAGACCTATAATTTTAAGAGCCTTGTGTCCAAGATACTTACTTTCGCTATCGATAGTAGCCGTATATGTACTCGTTGTCCAAATTCCTGTTTTTGAAATATCCTGCTTGAATAGTGAGTTCAAGAATAGATTTCGACCGGATGCCTGCACACTCGCAATCCGACTAGCCAGCTCCTCAGCCGTCTGCGTGAGTTCTGACTTGCTGGCTTTACCATTGGCCAAGTTGGTCAGTTCTGACAGTCTACGAGTCGTCGTCTCCTTATACGTCGCTTGCGCTGACTTCACGCCAGCCAGTTCATTCTTAGTCCGGCTAAGTGCTTCAACTTGCTTGGCAATCTCAGCTTCAGCCTGTGCTTGCTTCGGTCGAATATCGTTTGCGATAGTTCGTTTTAGAACATCCAAGTCACCTGACAAAGCCGTCTGAGCGCTCGTAGTCTGCGACTTAAACGCTTCAAGTCTAGCAACAGAATCCAGCCCAATCCGCTTGGCTTCCTGAGCAAGAGAGCTACTTGCGCCAGCCAGTTCATTTTTAGTCCGGCTAAGTGCTTCAGCTTGCTTGGCAATCTCAGCTTCAGCCTGTGCTTGCTTCGGTCGAATATCGTTTGCGATAGTTCGTTTTAGAACATCCAAGTCACCTGACAAAGCCGTCTGAGCGCTCGTAGTCTGCGACTTAAACGCTTCAAGTCTAGCAACAGAATCCAGCCCAATCCGCTTGGCTTCCTGAGCAAGAGAGCTACTTGCGCCAGCCAGTTCATTTTTAGTCCGGCTAAGTGCTTCAGCTTGCTTGGCAATCTCAGCTTCAACCTGTGCTTGCTTCGGTCGAATATCATTCACGATAGTCCGTTTCAGAGCGTCCAAGTCACCTGACAGAGCCGTTTGTGCGCTCGTAGTCTGCGACTTAAACGCTTCAAGTCTAGCAACAGAATCCAGCCCAATCCGCTTGGCTTCCTGAGCAAGAGAGCTACTTGCGCCAGCTTGTCTCAAAGCTTCCTCAGCCTTGCGCTTAGTTTCTTTCAATGGCCCGTTGTCAAAGCTATTAAAGCGCTGATTGATAGTGTCAGACAGTTCTCGCTTGACTTCTTCCGCTTTGGCCTTGGCAAGTTCGATGGCATCCGTGATGGTTTTCTCACGCTTGGAAAATTCAGCGTCAAAGGCACGGTCAGCGTTGGCGATTTCCTTTTTCAAACGTTCTTCAAAAATCTGATGCAGATTTCGGCTTTCATTCAAAACGGCATCATTTACAATCCCACCGATCGCATTTGCAAGACTGGACTGGAAGGTTCCAAAACCTATTGATTTTAGGAGTTTTGCCATTGGCGAATAGGTATATTTGGTGATTTTCTTACGAACATCAAGACCGTACCACTCATGGTAGAAACTGACCACATCAAACATCTGCACCGCAACATCACTCTGACCGACAACCGAGATTTCAAGGTTATCTTCTAGCATGTCGCACATACTTGTCCGAAAATACTGCTTACCGTATTCAATCAAGCTAGCCTCATCTGTCACGTCTTGGTCATTGACTTCCACCACATCTTCGTAGATTTGGCTGTAGTTCCCAAGTAAGGGGCTGTCAATCACCACCATATAATCATGGTCAACCGCATTTTCTCCCTCGCCCTTAACAGTCGTTTTAAAGGTTATCCGAGTTTTTAAAGACTTCGTTGAGGTCTTATGCTGGTAGCTGGACAAGTTTTTCTTGTACATAAAAAGCGATTCATTTTCAGAACCGCCATTCTTCAACAAGCGTAAATTGTAGCCGTTTCGCACCATATCTCCGCCCCACTGACCAAGGATAGAATGCTTGCCTTTGGCCAAGACCTCCATGGCATTCTTATCCTTGATATTGAGCGTATGCCTATCATCAATATCAGAGAAGAAAGAAAAAGGATTGGCTCTGGTAATACTACCAGCAAAAGCACTCAACACCCTTGTCCCACTGACACGGTCAACCTCGATAGAGCTAACGATGTAATTATTTAACAAACTGATAACCTGATTGGCATAGACTTGAATATATCCTTGTTGCTTTTCAACCTCAAAAATATAAAAATCCTGCTCACCATGCAGGTCATCTGCAGTCAGAAAAGTTTCCTCTTTCAGTAATTCCCACTTGGTATCCGATGTAGGAAAACGAAAGGTCAGTTGATAGGTATTGTTCCCCAAATGGACAATTTCATCATTGTAGGCCTCATTTAAAGGTGTATTGCCTTCAGTAAGATAAATCATAAGATATACCTCCAATTCGGCCGAACCGTGACCTTGCGAACCGAACCAGTAAAGACCAGACTGTTATTACCAACTGCCAACTCAAAGAAGCCTCCACGTTTACGTAAAGTATTTTGAACCGCGCCATCTGCATTATAGATATTCTGTTTCTTATGCCTACAATCAATGGTCACTTTTCGTCTAACGGTCAAGTGCATAGTTGTCCTTCCGATAGTCAAAGAAATATCACCGTCTCCCTCAATCTCAATCACAGGCTCGCTATAGACAGAGCCTGGATTGTTGATATTTCCACTTGCGGTAAAGATAAGAGGAGCAACATTTTTCTGATAACGGAACGGTTGCATGTTCAACTTGATTTCTAGTTTCCAGGCATGCATCCCATGAGGGCTATAGGTTGCACCAATAAAATCCGCATAAAATACAGACCCCAACTGGTAGCTAAACTCTAGCACATTGTCCTTAGGCTGAAATTTCTCCACGATAGTAGAAACATCCAGTAACTTAGGAATATAGAACGAAAAAGTCCGTTCATAACTCTCATAGCCACCATCCAGCACTCGATAACTTCCGTTGGCTCCGTAGAGGTTAGCATCTTCAACCACCCTAGGTTTAGCTGCCTCCACCTGACCAAAATCCGTCACCACGCAGTGAGGGATAGTTGATGTATTAAACCCATTGATAATCATATAAAACATTACATTCCCTCCCTAGCATAAATCGCACCTTGACGTTGGTAGACGCTCATTGAAATTTTATCAGCGTCTAGGTAAGTATCTGACGGCTTTTCAAGGATAGCAGTAAGGATTTTCTCCATACTTGCTCTCAGAATCGCTATCTCAGACACGGTTTGACTGTCTTTCGCCTCGATTTGAGCGCTTGGCATGGCCAAACTTGCTTCAATATTTTTGGCAATAGTCGGTGTTCCACTCAAGCCAAAATCATCGTTTGAAAATGCGTTTGAAATTTCGCCAGCCATTCCACTGACAGATTTCTTAACATCTTTGAAACGGTCCTGCAACCCTCTATCCAAACCTTGCATAATCGCATTACCAGCAGGAATCAAGAGCTTGCGGTCATACTCAATCGGACCTTTGTGGTCACGAATCCAGCTAGCAATACCACCAACGAAGTCAGTTACTGCTCCCCAAGCAGACTTCAAACCGCCTAGGAATCCATCAAGGATAGCCTTACCTGCTGACCATAGGTCAATGTTTCGAATGCCATCAAAGATACTCGTAACATTACTTACAAGGTCACGAACACCTTGTTTCATGCTTTCCCATGCATTTTTAGCTCCTTGGACAAGTCCGTCAATCAGACCTAAGACGGTTGATTTCAACCCTTCCCAAGCACTGCTTGCTACAGATTTGATTGTATTCCAGATGTTAGATAATATCTGAGCAAAACTATCAAAGATAGCTTTACCTGCAGCAGACAACCCTTTCCAAATTGTACTAAGAGTGGTAGAAAAGTTTTCAAAAATAGCAATACCATAACCTACGATAACATCCACGACTCCAGAGAAGTATGTTTTAATCCCTTCCCAAATCATAGAGATACTATTTTTAATCCCTTTCCAGATTAGAGAAAGATCAGCCCCCAGCTGGTTAAAGTTCCCTGTCACAAGGTTGATGATGATGAGAATAGCACCCAAGAAAATAGACTTGATGAATCCCCAAACGCCTTGGAAAATCATCTTAATCCCTTCCCAAATTTGGGTAAGACCATCTGAAATATTGTTCCAAATATTCATGAATCCATCAATGAACGGTTGAACAATAGCCATCACTGCTGTTGTGATAGCTGTCCATGCCACAGATGCAGCTTCTTGAATCCTTACCCACAAGTCAGAAAAGAATGTTACAACAGCATTCCAGGCTGTAACAACTCCATCCCACAATGTGCTAGCACCTTCAAAGATGCCAGACCAAAGGTTTACAAAGAAATCAGCAATCCCCTGCCAAGCCTGTTTGATCCAAGCTACAAAAGATGACCAGATTTGTCTACCTGTTTCAGTTTGAGTGAAGAAATAAACCAAACCTGCAGTTAGTCCTGCAATCGCTGCGATGGCAATTCCAATAGGATTGGCACTCATTACAGTAAATAGACCCGTGACTGCTGTTTTAATTGTCGTTAAGACAGCAGGTATTCCAGATAGCAATCCCGAGACTGTCGAAAATGCTTTAAACGCTAAAAATGCAGAACCAAGAGCGGTAACGATACTACCCATGATACTTCCTAGACCTTCACCAAAGATTCCACTGAAAACACCCTTTATCCCTCCCAAAATAAGGATAGGAATTTGTTTCAGAATATTTCCAATCATTGGAATTAGGTTTCCGAAAAGAAATGTTGATGTCGTTTCCATCAAAGCTTGTAGTGCAGGTTGAATATCTTCACCTAAAGACAACTTTCCAAGCACATTCTGAGCAGCTGATTTCATCGATTCAAATGAACCTGTAAATGTAGTTGCTGCCTCTCTAGCTGTCGTACCAGTGATGTCCAAATTCTCTTGTATAGTGTGAATGGCGCTATAAACGTCTGATAGATTATTGATGTCATATTTAACACCTGTCAATTTTTCAGCATCCGCCAAAAGTCGTTGCATTTCTTGCTTCGTACCACCATAACCCAATTTAAGGTTGTCTAGCATCGTATAATTTTGCTTGGCAAAACCTTGATAAGCCAGTTGAATACTTTCCATAGATGTCCCCATCTTATTGGCATTATCCGACATATCAATCATGGCCATGTTAGCTGTTTCTGCTGCTTTATCTGTATCTCCACCAAGAGATTGTAGCAAGCTTGCTGAGAAACCTGTAACATTTTCCATATAGGCATTGGCTGAGAGACTTGTTGTCTTGTAAGCCTCGTTCGCAAATCCTTTGACCTTATCAGCTGAGTCTTTAAATAAGGTTTCAACCCCTCCAAGAGATTGTTGAAGTGCTGCCCCTTCGTTTATCGATGCTCCGATTGCTTTACCAATTCCAGCTGCAGCAATAACTCCTGAAACAGCCCCCATCATTTTAGATCCGAGGGATTCGCCTGCGCTAACGCCAGCTGAGGCAACTTCACCACCCATTTCCTTTTGAATCATGCCACTAATGCCTTTAGCAGATGGAATAATTTGTACATAGGCTTTTCCTAATTCGGTCGCCACTAATCCTCACCTCCTGTTTTTGCAAGCAAAGCCTTGCGATAGTTTTCAAAGTCCTCACCAGATTCAAAGACGAGATAATCCCTTTCATCTCCCTCTTCTTTGTTATTCTTTGTAAGTAATTCAGCAATTGATGCAGGACGATTAACACCCTTTTGCCCATCTTTTGTTTTCAACCACAAAGAAAGAGACAGTCTGTCTACGATACTTGCAAGTAACGTCGTTTCAAGAGGGACGATTTGGTCAGACATCATCTGCTTTATCCGCGAATCATCACGCAACCCATACGCAAAAACAGCCACCTGATTTAAAGGTAGCTGTTTATAGTCGTATATTTGGTAGGTTTCCGCTAAATCACAGATAAGAGCATCCTCGTCTAAGGCAATCATCTGAGCAAGGACTAAGATTTTTTTAGGTCTTTGTTGGACTCAAAGATACTCTTGATATCTGCGAACAGTACCTCAGTATCGATGAAGTCGTCTCCATCATCTAAATGAGATAAAAACTCTTCCGCTTGTTTTTTACCAAAGAGAAGATTCAGCAATTTTTCAGCAGCTTCAAAATCCCCCTTCTCCATTTTGGAAGCTTCGCGCATGAGATAAAAGTTTCTCAATCGTTTTTTAGGGATTTTGTACTCAAACCCTGACTCTGTTTTTCCTTTTAAGATTTCTTCCATTTATTTTACGCTCCTTGAATGTATTCGTAGTGAGTGTTTTCACTGTTGTCTGGTAATGCAGTGATCGTCAATTCATAGCCGATAGGTTCGCCGTCTTTATAGCTGATTTCGCCAATTTCGCTAACCTTACCACGAGGAATGACAACGCGTTTCACATAGCCATTTTTCAGCAAAGTATCAATAACCAAGCAATGTTCTGGCAACTCTTTACCGTTGGCTTTTACAGTGATACCTGTTTCAAGCGTTCCTGAGACGTTATCTGGTCCATAGACTTCTTTCAAGACTTCAATGTTCAGACCTTCAATTAATTTGTATTTGAAGGTATCTTTCTTTTCAGTTTGAGAAGACAAGACTGTTTGTCCACCCCACGCTTTGATTGCTTTACTTTCTGGCGAGTTCGCATTGGTCAATCCATCATCTGAAATGTACCCTAGCGTTTCAAATGCTGCGTCCAAATCTGTTTTGGCATTCGTTGGAAGAGTTGTTCCAGCTGGAGCAGTAGAAACTGCCCCTCCAATTTTCGGCTTAGCAGCCGTTACATTTGATGCTGATGCAGTCGTCATATTCTTTCCTCCTGTTGATTCTGTATTTTGTCTTCTTGCTTCTGTCGTCAAAACTACACCTCCTTTTTAAAAATAATTGATGTCATATACCGCTTGATAGCGATATTGCTTCGTTTCTGTGTCTGTAAAGTTGTAGTCACTATTGTGATGCACACCGCTGACTTCATTAACCGTGATGAGATTCTCAACCACTTTTTTGACTTTCTCATTCAGCTCAGCAGCCTTTTGAAGTGATGGTGCATAACTTTGAAAAGCGAATGTAGCGGAATGAACGTAGTCACTTCCACCACTTCCTGTCTTTTCTAAAATGACATAACTCTCAGGCATATTCGGTTTATGTTCAAAAAAAGACGGAACCTCTAACTGTCCGTCCAAAAATTTCTTTATAACTAATTCGATCATCTCATAGCCTTCAGTAAAATATTGTGTTTTTTATTTCTAGCCATGCTCTTGATATCAGTTGTACTAATCTTCGCATTGGCACGCTTCTGACCTGGCGATACGGTCAATTCAAACCCCTCGCCAGCTCTTTCAGCAATCCCTTGCCCTTTCTCCCTCAAAATACCCTGCATTTCGGAAGAACGTAGCAAGGCAGACACCCCAGCCGAGTTCAATTGAAATTTCATATTACTCATAAACTTCAACCATGACCTTTCTATTCCAAGATAATGGAATCATTGACTCAATCCCCTCTTGAGGGATGCCAATCGTCCGCCATTTACGACCAAAAAACTTGACCTCACGGTTCTCCCACTTATTAGTATCCCCTTTAGGAATACCGAGTGTATATTCCGCCTTCTTCCCAGTCAAGTTCATTTGATTGATGACGTCCTCTGATGAAGTTGGGGCAACCAATACATTTTGAACCTCAATCTCAACATCACGATGAATTGGATGACCGAAATCGTCATTACCAATTTCCACCTTGTCCACTAAAATGACAGGGATTCCTTTTAGGTAGGTCATAAATCTCAATCGCTCCATATCGTTGTTTTTTCTTCAAACCAAGCCTTTTAAGTTCGGTATCTTTGATAAAGAGACCCCCTCCAGGCACAAGGTAAGAACCACTAAACGAATAACCCAAGGCACTTTCAGAAACCTGAGTCATCGGTTCATGGTCTGTTGAGGTCATGAGGGTTCGTGCTACGATATCAACCGTGACAGACTTAGCAACACTAGCGAATGACACGCTCTCAGCTACCATATCATCAAGGTCTTTACCGACTTTTTCAGCCTCCACTCGCAAAGAATTAGATACAACTTCCAACAGAGCCTCAGCCCTTGCACGCTCATCAAATTTCAACGAGCGCCACAACAATTCCAAGTCTTCAATCTTTGCAAAATTTCCCATAGCTTAACCCTTGTTTTCCTCGTACAAGGCTACCAAATCGGATTTTTTTGAACTCTTATCGTAATCAATGCCTAATTCATCCAAACTAGACTTCAATTCCGCTACGGTCAAATCCGCTCCGCTTGGTGCCGTATCTTCCACAGGCACCCAATCTCCGCCAAGAATGCTCTCAGCAGAGATAATCACGCCCGTTTTTGTATCACGGTATAAAGCCATAAAACTTACGCTTTCACACGCGCAAAGGCATCTTCATCAAGGATACCCCAGCCAATAAAGGCTTCCGCACGCAAACAGATTTCATTGTAGGCTTTAAGGTCACGACCAGCACCGTCTGGATCACCGTATTCAATGATTTCCATTGGAATATTTTCAGCATAACCCCACTTGAAGCGGTTTTGGAAATCCCCTACAATGACGTGGTCTGTTTCAGCACTTCCACCAGTGACAGTAAGGTTCTTGTTGATATCTGATTTCATTCCATAGAACGAGTCTGGATTTTGACCAAAACGGAACTCAGGATATTGAACAACTCCGTTGACCTTAATTTTAGCCAAGTTTTGACCTGCAGTTGGTGACAAGGCAATACCTGTTACTTCACCACCTTTGGCAACAATTTGTTGAACCGCTGCGTCAATATTGTCATCGATATGATCCTCAGCATAGTTGACAATGTTACCTGTAATCAAGCCGTCAAATGAGTTGGTTGCACGGAAAGAGGCATCCGTCATTGTTTTTGGTTCCAAACCATGAAGAGCAGCAAGGTCAAAGGCTTCTGCAATCTTCTTAGCAAAACCGTCCATATATGCTGACAAGAAGTTCATTTGTTTTTCTTCTGAAGCATATTTGAACTCATCTGTGATACGAGCCTGATAAACAAATTTAAGCGGTTTGATAACTTTTGAAGTCAATTTCGCTTTATTTCCAAATTTTTGTTCGCCCTCACCAACGATTTGAGCATTTCCTTCAAGGTTGAAGATAAATTGCTCCACTCCATTGAATGGAATTGGGGTTTGTGCTGACAATTTAGCCAGTACAGATTTCCCCTGCACCTTACTAATCAATTGCTTTACTACTTCTGGTTTAAAAAGTGTTCCAGTTTTCATTGCATTATCTGCCATAATTTCTATTCTCCTTTTGGTTGTAATTCACGAAGCATCTGCTTCATTTGCATCGTTTTGTCATCACCGATAGCAGGCTCCGTATCTCTTAGCGGTGCTTGAGGTGTAGCTGGACGCATAAAGCCAGCTAGACGCTCAGCGTCAGCCCTCAATGCCTCTTCGTCAACACCTTGAAGACGGTCAGCTAAGTCATAAGGCAAGCCATTTTGTAAAGCGATACGAGTCCGCAAGTTAGCAGTTTCATAATTGCTCACTTGCCCCTGCAATTCAGTGATTTGAGCATCTAATCCTGCTCTAGTTTGCTTGTCATCTTCAACAGTAGACTTCAAAGCACTGTTTTCAGATTCTAGTTCTGAAACACGTTTCTTGAGTTCATCATAATCACTGAATTTTTCACGCTCACGTCTGATACGTTCCTTCACGATGTTATCGAGCTCTTCCTGTGTTTCAATCGTTTTAAATTCAGACATCTTCATGTCTCCTTTCTCCTGCTTTCCCGGCAGTTCGGTAATTTTTAGGCATCAAAAAAAGCAGTCTCTCAACCGCTCCTCTTAATAACTGATTTTTTGCTTTTTCTTAGGCTTAGTTGTCATACAAGCCCAATGCGCAAGCAAGGCGCTATCCATCAAAGAAATATCCATATCCGCAAAATGCGAGCGATAGCCAAACCCACCGTTTGAACCGATGTTCCGCTTCTCACAGTTGGTTGTAATTTTCTTCAAAGACGGTTGACCAGCATGGCACAAGGTCTTTTGATAAATCCCCTGTTCCCACATCGAGTTAGCCACGATGATTTCCTTGACCGTAGGCAATATCACGCTCTTCATGCGTTCCTTCTTCAACTCTTCATCAAGGATTTTCTGACCACTTGCTCCATCGACTACGATAGTAGCCACATCGGCACGCTTGACAAAATCCAAGATCCAGTCATTCCCGTTACGGACTGACTGACAGTCAATTGTCTCAACGAAAATCCGTTCATCTACAGTACGAACAGCAATACTTAATGCCACGTTTGCGCCATCTTGACCATATTTGACTCCGACAAACAACTTACCTGATAAATCAGGCATAGAGTCAACACACAACTCATTCCATTCCGTTTCCGAAATAGCAGATTTCTGGTTGTATTCAGGCCAATAACCCAAACGCTGAACATTATGGTCTAGCTTATCATCACCAAGCTCAGCTTCTATCTTCCGCTCATTCAAATGGTAACCCATAGAGGGATTGGAATTATACCAGGCATCGACATCATCGATTTCTTTTTCCTCAGAAACCGACCATTCTGCCCAACCTGAGTATTTTCCTTTCCCAAATAGGCAATTCTTACGGTAATTTGTGAATACCGTCCCATTTGAAACAGGTGTAGGTGGTGTCCCACACATGATTGTGATTGGATTGCTACTATCCGTTACCGTATATTTCAAAGCCGATTCCTGCTCAGTCGTATATTCCTGAGCCTCATCGATAACGAGAAGGTCAAAACCTTCCCCCAAACCACCATTGGATGTTCTGGTACGAAATTGTACAATCCCACCGCCGTCAAACAGTTCAATCCGCTCTTGTCCCTTGGCTCGTATAGAGCTAAAGTCCTCACCGTCCACATATCCCATTTTTTCAAGGTAACGTTTCACCTTTTCAAAAGAGGAATGAGAGGTGGATATTCTATGAGCCGTGTGTAGGATGTTTAGTCCATTATGCAGGCCCCAAAGTTCAAAAAGATACAAGAGTTCGGACTTCCCATTACGACGAGGAATAGAGTAGCCAAATTTTTGATGCACCCACAAACCATTCTTGTCAACCGCCATGATAGAGGTCAACAAGTTGACTTGCCAAGCGTAGCAAGAAAGACCCGTCCGCTCGTAGATTTCTACCGCTTCTTTCGCCTTAGAATTTTTCTTGACGTACTTTAAAATTACCGATTGAGTAGGATTCTGATTGCCAAGTTTCTTTCTAGCCATCCACTGCTCCTTTCAATCGTACCGCATGATAACCCTATCGCTGGGATGATTTAATTGATTACGTTTAAAATATAGTTTTTAGCAACATCTAGCATTCCCAATGCCTGCAAACTACTATCCCAGCTATAGCCAAGATTTATCTCACCATCTTTATCCAAAGAAACTACCAACACCGAAGTGTAGTCATGACTAGCCTCAAGATTTTCCTCCAAAATTTCTTTCACGGAAGCACCGCGCTCCAGACTAGACTTTTTCTCTAAAAAATAAATCGTGTTTCCCATTGTTACTCCTTTCTAAGCATAAGAAAAGCACCCTTGCGAGTGCTCTAACATATTATTTTCTATCTGAAAAGAAATCTTCCCAAAATGGATTTTCTTTATCAAAGATTTCAATCTCCTCAGAAGTCATGTTTTGAGGATAATCTTCAAAAAGGTTATAGAACTTCTTTCTATCAAATGTGATAAGCATCAATCCTTTGGCATACCATGAAGTATCAACCCACCAAGTTTTATCATCATCGTTTTCCTTGTAACAATACTCTGACCAATTCACTTCTTCGTAATCACTTTTCATGTCCTGTAATACCTTTCATTTGTTTAGATTCAGCTGTGTTAAGGAAACTCAATATGTTATGAAATTCAGGGTTGTCTTTTAATGAATTTGCATCAATAAGATAGCTATCTACATCATATTTATGTCCCCTTACAGCATGAGATTTCTTAGCCTTAAATCTTTTTTTCAAAACAGTGTCATCAAATGGCTTAAACCCATTTACAAATTTTGATTGAAGCTCCAAATATTCAACTAGATTATCATTTTTCCTAATGATTGCAGCATGTCTACCTGTTGCCAAATAGTATTCTTTGCCATTTTCTGCCTTTTCCAACAATTCTTTGACCGCTTTGAAGTCATTTGTGTTTTTGGCTACATGCATCTTAACACCTGGAAGGCTTCCAATCATATTGATTTTATCAATACTACCAAAAAAAACGCAACTCTTTCCACCTCTAAAATCTAGAACTGTATATCCCGCTTTATTTCCTATGTAAGCAAATGCTAAGGATGAACAAGACCCTTTCGTCTTATCTCCACCACTAATCGCTTGAATAATTTCTTCTTCGGTTAATTTTTTAAGGCTTTTCGTTATAGGGTTTGAAGTTATACCTATTTGAAGAGCAAGCTTTCTAACCTGACTGACTTCAGATTGTATTCCGATGTTCTTTCTTGCTTCTATTTTATCACTTTTATCACTTTTACTCCACGCCTTACTCCAAACATTTTGGACCTTTCCACTTTTAGGATCATAATCAACAGTGCATCTACAACGTTGATGTCTTCGATAAATATCCTTTGGAACTCTTGGGTATTTGTAAGTACCTTGAACCTCCTGACACCATTCACAACAGTGATAAGCTGATTTTCTTACAATCTCAGGTTGCAATCCAGATTTATGTTGAAACTCCGCATTTTTCTGGATGCTATCATCAATTATTGATTGAGTAAAATTCACAACAGGTTCTTCTAATAGCCAACGAACATCATCAAAACTTTCCTCACTGGCTAAACGATTAACCAGACCATCAATTCGGTCTTGATTCAATTCAGGAACCTGAGCAGTTAACCCAATTTTAGCCTCAGAGTTCAAATTCTTCTGAACTTGCTCAGTATAATCACTCACAAGCTCGTAATTTCGCCCCAGAACGTCCGTCAGCACACGTTGAGCGATATTGTAATACATTTTACCGTCTGGTAGCGTTTCGTTCGTTAGAGAGGCTCCCAGAGCCTTAGAAAGTATCTCCCCAATTTCAATAGCATATTGATTAGCGTCCAAATAACTTGCCTTGCCATGTTGTAGTTTAGACAGCAAGTCTTTCAAGACCTCGCTGTCTAGCCTAGCACCTTCAAACTCAGACTTGATTTTCTTGAGCAGGCTCGGAACGATATCCTCCACCATCTGTTCCCTCCTTCACGACTGGAGCAGGCTTGTCTGACCCTTTAATTCCAGTCAAGTCACGGATGGTTTCAGCATCCATATAGCCAGGCACCGCTTGATTCAGTTTGATAACACCATCACCAATCAAGGTCAACATATTAGCGTCTGCCTCAAACAAAGGCTCCCACTTCACGACCGTTTTATTGAACTGTTTCCTCAAATACGGAAACTCATCTCGTAAACAAGTAGCGACATAGGCCACATTCAGCAAACCAGAGCCCAGAGAGCGCTGAGCCTTCCGACCAGCTAACCGCAAGTTCTCATGACTAGCCTTGATAGCTTCAACAGATGACGGATTGTCAGAAACAAAACCAAGATCATCCAAGGTCAAACCCATCTCCCCAGCAAAACCAGCGGCTGCAGTCCGTAACTGCTCAGTAAAAGGAGACATGCTGGATGTGGTGAATTGCCCCACATTCGGCTTGTCCCCTTCATCATCTTTGGTAAAAGTCAGCAAGCTAGATACAGTTGCTTTCCAAATATCAATCGCCTCAGCGTCTTGACTCAATCCCAACACATACTTTTGAGGGAATGAATAAAACTCAGCAGTCACATCTGAACGCTCAAGCGTTCGTTTAGCATATCTCTGATAGTACATCCCAGCCCGAGTAATTCGTGACCGACCAAACGGACGAACCGCATCAGGTCTATGAATGACTGGTACCAACAAAGGAACACCCGTTGAATTTCCGATTGCAAACGGCTTTCCATCTTTAGGATAGAACCAAGTCACATCACTAGTAAAATAAGCCTCAAGCACGGCATAACCATTGTCATCCCTTTTCAAAACGGCATAGCCCTCTGTCAGCAAGCCAGTGATAGGATCCAGAACACCAGTTGCATTGCTTGCCTCGATAACCTGCAACCGAGGAGCGTCATCATCGTCCCCTTGCGAGATGTAGACAAAACAACACGACCCAATCAATGCTGAAAGGATCGCGCTATCAAAGAATACATCTGGATTGTTCTGAGCAAAGATTTCATTCGCTCCAAATTCGTCATTGGCAAACTCACGAAAGACCAAACGATCTGCTAGACTGTCAACACCCTTAGCAGCCCAACCTAAGACCGCCCGATATTGTTGCCTGATTTGAGGTGGTATCGTAATACCAACATCTATCTCATTGTGTTGCATAGCATACTGATTGTATCTAGTGTCTACACCCATTTTGTAATTGGCTAGCTTCTTCCTGAGATAGCCCATACCTTTCAATGTCATTTTATACAACTACCTTTCATTTCCCGCGAGAAAATATGTACAGTGACGGTGTGAAGCCCTGAAGCACCGAGGGGGAGGGGGTCATCCCCCCACCTTGGCAGGAACACTCGTCCTTTTTTTTAATCACGTTTATTTTTTTAACCCTTATACTTAAACCAATCTGTACTTTGTGGTAAGTTCCTATTACCAATGACCTTTGTTCCGTTTGTCTTCTCATCAGCATATAGCTTGTCAGACTTCTGTCTATTGCATTGCCAATGCGCCAACTGCAAGTTAGCAATGTCAGATGGATGTCCGTTCTTATTTACTGGAACGATGTGGTCAATGACTGGACTTAATGGATGAGGATATCTCAGGTCTTTGTCTACAGGCTGGCCACATATCCCACAAGTGTTTCTTGTCTTTAAGATAATCTTCTTATTCTTCTCAAAGGCTACTCTATGCGGTCCACTACGGTCCGCTCGGAGGGGGTTGGTATTCATCTAGGGAGGGAGTCCTTTCTTTTTAATGGAGGGGGTTGGTATTCTCAAATGTACCCCTCGGTATCTTTCAAAGTAGGGGTGTTTTTAGTGCACCCACCCCCTCTTGTATTTAACATATCTTATATTCTGTTAAATAAAATTAAACAACTTCAAAGTCAAGAGTATCAAGGCTTCTACCATATTTTTCTAAAAACTAATTTACATTTTCTCATTATGTAAAATAGATAGGCTATTTAGTAATCAAATGATAGTATACTCTGGTCAAGTTCGTCTTGACTATAACCGATATATCCTAGTGTGATGTCTGGTGTGGAATGATTGAATATCTTTTGTAGGATAGCTACATTACTATTCTTTTTGTAATGATGATATCCAAATGTCTTCCTCATCGAATGAGTTCCTATATGATTCAAACCTACATATTTGGCTGCATCTTGAAGTATTTGATAGACTGCTACTCTTCCAATGTGTGTGATACGAACACCATCTGTTCTCTTTTTCTTTTTACTTGGAAAGAGATAGTCGTACTCTGCTAACTGATTATCTTTAATGTATCGATTGATTTCTTTTCTGAGAGGGGGGCTGATTGGAAAATACCTTATCTTACCAGTCTTCTTCTCTTTTAGTTCAATCCTATCAGCAATTACTTGCTTGACTTGAAGAGGTACTATGTCGCTCACTCTTAAACCAGAGTAGATTCCAAACATGAATAAAACATAGTTTCTATCACTTTTGTTTTTCAAGTAATCTTTGATTCGTTCTATATCGTCTAAATCACGAATTGGTTCTACTTTCTTCATGTACCTCTCCTTTCCTACATAAAAAGCCACTGGTCGTGGCATTGAATATGACAGTAGCTGGAATTGAACCAGCTGGTCTAGCAGTAAAACGCACGTTTGGTAAAAGTTTCACGGAGACCCAAACAACCTGCTAACCTGTCCTTACTGTCTAAGAGGCTGAAGCCTCTATATTTTTAGGAGTCCTCATGACTGTACGTTGCCCAATCATTGGATAATACTATTTTAGCACCTTTTTCCGCTCCAATTCTCCCAAGATTTTCCCAGATTTTTCCCAAGATTTTTCCAGAAATCACTTATAAACTAAAAGGTTGCTCGCTTGATAAGACTCCGCGAACTCTAGTAGAGCTTTGTTCAATATCCGATAATACTCACTAGATGAGTAGCCTAGTTCTGAATAAATGCTGTAGTCTTCCCTCCTTTTCTTCCTGCAATATCGTTCGATTAGGATACGTGTGTATTCCATATCAGAAAGATTGTTGATTGCTTTAGCGATTAGTTCTAAATCCTGCTGAGCTGACACTCTACGCACGACCATGCTTTCTACTTGCTTACTTGTCTGACCACTTGATGACCTTGGTTCAAGTGAGTAGGATATTGTTATTTTGGGGGCGTATTCTTCTCCAGCTATCCGTCTCAGACGACTGTATTTTTTTAGTACTTTGATAGCTTCCTTTCTGGTTTTCTTTTCGTCGATGATATCCAATAACTCTATTTGCACACGAACTCCTCCTCATGATATAATAGTTATGCGAAACCATACCATGAAGGTCAGCCGTGTGCTGGCTTTTTTTCATGCCCTACTCCCGAGAATAATATCAGCAGGAAAAGCAAAGTAAGTACAGATATCTTCTACATTATAAATATCCGGTACACTTTCCTCCTTCTCCCATTGAGCAATTAGGTAGCGACTATAGCCTAGTTTAGCTGCTAACTTTTCTTGTGACAGCTTCCTTTCCTTACGTTTTTGCTTTAGCAAGAAAGCAAACCTACTTGCTTGTCTTGGATTTAATTTATCATTCATCATCCACCTCGATCTTTACGACAGCTCTACCATTTGGATTTCTTCTTTGCGTGGATGCAAAAGTGTAATACTTTAACATCCTTTCAGCAATACCTGTTTCTTTACTGATTTCCGCAAGAGTTCCCAATGTTATGAACACGTCGCCTTGATATAACGCGTATTCACTCATGTTCCATCTCCTCAATCAGCCAATCAAGGTTCTTGCGCGCTTTCTTCAGGTCTTCAAGGCCGTTTTTCTTTTGAAACCGTAACATATACTTGATTGCGTTGCCCCAAAAGAAAGCAGACGCTCCGAAAAGATTCCCAACGAAGTTATGCACAACATCGATAGCCTCTAGACCGTTTGCACCCTGGTAGTGGCTTGGTTTATTTATATTGTCAATTATTTCTGGGTTCATTATTTATCCTCCAAAAGCTCTGGATTTTCATAGACGTTTCCGATGATTTCCTCGTCTTCAGTCCACGCATACCCACTTAGCAATCCCTTTAGATATATGGAAGGCATTCCGCCTATGAATGTGCCACCGTATTCTTTTTCTAAATATACTTCATGGAGACATCCTCTTGTACATTTAACGATGTCACCGATGAATACCTCCTTGCCGTTCTTGTCTCTGAGTCCTGTTGATTGTCCTAATGTTGCTGGATTTACAGGACACCAAGAACCTATAGTAATGTATTGTTCATTGGCTTCTACCACTTCGTTGATAATAAATGCTCTTCCTCTATCTTCAATTAAATGTCCGTATTGCCATTCTCCTTTGCTTTTTTCGTCAATGGATAACCCTCTAAATTTTGGTATCATGCTAACACTCCTTAAATAAACAAACTAGCTAACCATATCAAAAATGCACATGTAATGATTTTTGAAATACTGCTCTTTACCGCATACGAATAATCCTCTTCAGATTCTTTTTTGCTAGATAACACAGGCCAGATGAAAGATAGTAGTGCATCCATCCCTAATGCTTGCCAGACTGTAATTTTACCAACTGGAACAATTGTTGTGATAATCTCATTCCATCCATACTGAACTACAAATGGCGATACAACGATTACAAATACCGCCCCAATAATGATTCCTAGTCTTTTCATTTTATAAATCCTCCTCTTTGACGAAAGCACCATCAATCCAACGACCC